TCCTGGCCGCGATCCGGGTCGGGCTGACGTTGCGGAAAGCTTGTCTCGCATGCGGCGTTCCAGTGAGCACTGTGGATGAGTGGATACATGAGGGCAGCGAGTTTTCGGACAAAGCAAAAGCAGCTATCGCGTTGCGCGAGTTGCGGTGGCTTAGCGAACTTCGCGAAAGTGGACATGGATGGCAACGGATTGCCTGGTTGCTTGAGAGAACTTGTCCGGAAGACTATGGACGGCGTGACCGACTCCAGGCAGAGGTGTCCGGTATTCGTGGTCAGCCGATCGTGATTGAGATCGCGAGTAACGCGACGCCGGAGGAGGAAGCCGAGGCAATCGTGCGCGCGCTCTCCGATGAATACGATGGAGACTAGCACCGAATGGGTAATCCGTGGTCGACGAGTCATTACCCGCAGGACAGGACCACCTATCGTTCGGGATCCTCTCGATGTGCTTGAAGGGCTCGGGATGGTACCGGACCCGTGGCAGGTCGAGTACCTCAATAGCCAGTCCTCCATTCGGATCCTCTTCTCATGTAGGCAGGCTGGGAAGACCGAGATGACCGCACTCGGCGCTGTTCTCGCGTGCGCGAGCGCAGAGAACGTCTACTCACCAATAATCGCGCCGAGCCTGCGGCAGGCCTCAATCCTGGCACGAAGGGCGCACCAGATCATCCGACGTATCGCCGACACGGGCCGCAGATTGCGTGCGATGCCGGTACCGCAAGCCAGGTATAGCCCACTGCATATCGTCTTCGAGAACGGCTCACGCCTTCAGGCACTTCCAGCATCGGAATGCGCAGCCCGCGGCGAAACAGCAACTGGGGTCGTCACAATCGACGAGGCATCACAGGTTCCAGATGATGTCTACGCTGCGGTCATGCCGCAGAGAACGATGACCATGGCGCCTCTGTGCATGCTGTCAACGCCGTGGTACCAGGCTGGCCGCTTCTTTGAGATGTGGACGGATAGCGAGTTGGCGGATTGCGAACGCTGGCGGGTCATCGCGCCTATCGAGTATGCGCGCCGGCGTGGCGTTGGGATTGCAGGGCTGGAGACATGCGGTCTGCCGAAGGACATCGCGCCTGACATCGAACCCTACGAGTTGACACGCATGACCTACGAAGGGTTCTGCGCGGCGACTGCTGGCATGACCCAAGAAGAGATCCGCCGCGAGATGTATGGCATCTTCAGCGATAACGCTGGGTATGCCATATTCGGTGCGAGTCTCATCCGCGACGCGATCACGCACGACGTGAAACCGCTCTTCGAGTCGCCTGCAGGGCCTGAGGATGAGCCAGAGGCGGAGGACGTCGATAGGCGGATCACGCCACTCTTCGGGATGTGAGTGCGATGCGCGCGTATGTTGTCAGTGTAGACCTTGGAAAGGTCCAAGACTATACCGCGACGGTGATCGTAGAGTATGACAAGCTCGCGGAGTACGGCGAACGTATCTACGCCGTACGGCATCTTGAGCGCTACGCGATTGGGACGCGCTACGAGGAGATCGTTGACCACGTCTGTGCGCTGCTAGTTAGGCCGCCATTGCGTGGTAACGCGAGTCTTGTGCTTGACGCGACGGGAGTCGGCAGTGCGGTCCGCGAGTTGTTCGACGAGGGCCGATTGGAGCGAGATCGCAAGCTGCTGATGCGATTGCAGCCCGTCAACGCATTGCGGAGTGTGCTGGCGGACCCGACGGACGCGGTGATGCGCATGATTGAGGATGCCCCGATTGACTGCGACGAGGTAACGAAGGCCGCGCGACGTGTCCTTGCATTAGGGCATGGTATACAATGTTATCCAGTAGTCATCACGGGCGGAGCGGACGCGCGTGTAGACTGGACAACGAGAACATGGTACGTGCCCAAGCGCGATCTGGTGACCGTGACGCAGCTGCTGCTCCAGGAGCGTCGCCTGAAGTTCGCAGCAGATCTGCCGCTTGTCGCAGTGCTGAGAGCGGAACTAGCATCCTTCCGCGCAACGCCGACCACGTCTGGGAACGAACGCTATGAAGCGCGCGAAGGAGAGCATGATGACATTGTCCTGGCGCTCGCACAGGGACTGTGGCTCGCTGAGACGCAATCCGCGCATCTGTGTGATGTGATAGGCTAGGGCGGAGGCCAACATGGGAGTTAGCGACCGACTCAGCAAGCTATTCGCGCAGCGCAAGTCGCCTGCGAGTTCACCGGAGCAACTCTCAATCATTCGTGCTGAGCAGCCGCTAGGGCTACCGGAACGTCCGGCCGCATTGGAGGCAGCCGCGGCAAACAGCCAATGGGTCTACAGGGCTGTGACAATCATTGCGCGCGCGGTATCCTCGTTGCCGATTGTAGTGCAGGTAAGAGGCCGCGACGGCGATCTGATACCTGCGCCAGAACATCCCGCACAGATCCTCTTCCAGTCGGTGAACAACACGCTTTCCGAGAGTGAGTTATGGTACCGCGTCATGACTTGGGTCCTGCTACGCGGTGAGGCTGTCGTGGCGATAGAACCGTCAGCATCTGGACAACCTGCAGAGTTGTGGCCGTTGGCACCGCAATGGCTACAGCCCATGCGCGACATCGATAGCGAACGCGGACGCGCGTGGAAGTATGGCCGTACTGGCGCGACTGGCCGCGTGTTCTACGAGGACGAGCTCATCTGGTGGAAGCTCTTCAATCCCGAGGACCCGACCCAGGCCTTGAGCCCATTGCAGTGCCTCACAACTGCGCTTTCGTCGGACTATCTGGCGCAACAGTTGAACCAGTCCATGATGCGGAACCGCGCGCTGCCGGACGCCGTCCTGACGACACAACAGCCTATCCCTGAGGAGCGAGCGCGGAGGATTGTGGCCCAATGGAAGCAAGAGCTTGGCGCGCCACAGAAGGCGCACAGGCCCGTGATCTTGCCGTATGGCCTGGAGTATCACGAGATCCAGAGGTCGCTCGCGGACATCGAGTACATCCGAGGTCGCGAGATCACGCGCGATGAGATACTCGCTGTCTACGGAGTGCCGCCAATCCTCGCCGGGATCATCGCATCCGGATGGGGCGAGTCAGAAGCGGTACAGCGTAAGCTCTTCTGGAGTGATACCATCCTGACGTGGACATCCTGGCTGGATGGGCTGCTAACAGAGCGGTCGAATGAGATATGGCCCGCGCAGCCGCCCATCTACACGCGCGATCTGTCGAGCGTGGAGCACATTATCGGAAAAGAGAACGAGCTCATTGAACGTTACGCGCCGCTGGTTCAGAGCGGCATTCTGACGATCAATGAGTTCCGCACCGAGCTAGGACGTGAGCCTGTACCGTGGGGAGACAGCTGGTGGACATCAGTCGGGTACGTGCCGGTAACGAGCTCCGAGCGTCCTGCCACGCCTGTCGCCATGGCTGCACTTGGAGGCACTCGCGGAAGGAAGAGCGCTCGCCGCTCTGACGGTCTCATCTACTGGCCGGAGTCACTCAAAGAACCTCGTATGGACGCATTCCGAGCCGAAGAGCAGAAGGAGATCGCCAGGATTGAGCGCGATGTTCGAGCATTCCTGGAAGATCGCGCCAAGACGATACGGCCGAACATGGCAGTGCCATTCGACAAGCGCGAGTGGGTGAACGCCTTCTACGAGTACGCGATCACGACGTTCGGCCCTGTCTTATGGTCCGCCTACCAGCGCGAAGGCGAGGTGCTGCGGCTAGCGAGTAAGGTCTTCCGCAAGGACGTGCCTGAGGAGGCCGTTGTTGTTCCTGAGGTGCTGATTGACTCAATCGAGGCCATGTTACGCATGGAAGAGCAGGCCCAGCGGTTCGCGACTGCGATCCCTGACACAGTATGGGACAAGGTGCGCAACGCTCTCTCGGACGGCATTCGCGAAGGTGCGTCATATCGCGAACTTGAGGAAGCCGTCCAGATGACAATGGGCAGCTACATCCAGAGCAGCGCCATGACAATCGCGACTACCGAAGTCCATGTGTCCATGACCGCGGGCCAGCTCGCACGTTGGATTGACGGTGGCGAGGTCTGGGGCAAGATGTGGAGGCCGACGTTCCGCGCAACGCGGCCTACGCACGAAAAGGCGGCCGGGCAACTTGTGCCAGTGAAGGACAACTTCATCGTCGGAGGCGCCCTGCTGGAAAGACCTGGCGATCCAAAAGGGCCTGTGCAGGAGATCATCAACTGTGAGTGCCAGATGGAGCCTGTGCTCAGAGACTAACGAGGTGATGAGATGAGCGAGCTGAAGATAGCGATGACGGTAGAAGTGAGCGACGATGCCGGCACGAAGGTCTCGCGGACGGCCAACGTGTGCTCCATCACGGGCGGGGCCGGCTACGCGCTGCATGAGTGGGCCGTGCCTGCGCTGGCTAGCAGCGAGCCGATTGACCTCGGTCCTCTGAGTGGCTGGAGGGCTGCGGTGTTCGTGGCGCAATCAGAGCTGACGCTTGAAGTTGGTGCCGGCGGAAACGAGATCATACTTGAGCCTGCCATGCCGACGATCGTTACGTTCGGCGCGTCAGGCGAGGCGGCATTGGCAGTGAGCAATGCTGCCGATGAAGTGGTCGCATGCAAAGCCTGCGCGATCGGTGCGTGATGTGATAGGTGGTGCGCGATGAGAGCGTGCTATACGCAACAGGTAAAAGCAGCTTCGGTGACGCCAGATGAGCTGACGGCTATCGGGCTCAACCCAGACGGCGAGTGGCTTGTGCGTGAGGCAACGCTCGCCCATACACGCGTTGATCGCGACTATGAGCACTTCTCGCCGGAGATCCTTCGCGACTTCGCACGCACGCTGCCAGGGAAGCCGCTGCTCGTAGGTCACACGCGAGAGGGGCTTCCGGAGGGCACCTGGGTCTCTGCGCAGGTAGTCGACAACGGGCTTGACACAATGCTGCTCGCCAAGTTCGCGATACCTGTCCTCTCGGACAACGAGGCCTTGCGCCAGCGCGTGGAGAGCGGAGTGGCACGCTCGGTATCGATCGGGTTCACGGGCGCGAAGCTTGTCTGCGACGTATGCGGCCTGGACCCTTGGTCTTGCGGCCACTGGCCTGGGCGGGTCCTTCCGGACGGGACTCGCGCGACAGCGACGTGGCAGCCGCCTGGCGAGGCATTGGAAGGCAGTCTGGTCTGGCTTGGTTCGCAACCCGGAGCGATTGTCAAGGCCGCGCCTGTCGGCGACGAGAGCTACGCGTGCGGGCTGCCAGTCTGGATCGAGAGCGAGACAGGAGAGCGCGCGCTGTCCTGGGAGCACCTGGCGCTCGCGGCGATTGACGTTGCCGGGCGTTTCCATGGTGCCAAACAGCTCAGCGACGAGCAGCGAGTTCATGCTTGGTGTGACATCCTGGCCGGCTATGCGGCACTCGGCAAAGAAGCGCCCAAGTGGCAGGTTGGTGAGTCCTTCTCGTGGGACGATTGGGGACTGGATGAACAGCGTGTATACTGGGATAGAGAGACTGAGACGTACGCAGAACGCGTACAGTCAATCGCGGAGGGGCGATTGCGCGGTGCGGTGAAGCGCTCTCTGGAGCTCAACGATGGCGACCTCCCGTCCAGAGCAAAGAGAGCACTTCAAAAGGCGTCGGCCTGTGTTCAGGGATTGATACCCGAGGACGAGACTCCCGACGCCGAAGAGGAAGCGGAAACCGCAAGCGAGGCAGCGCCCGAAGAGGTTGAGCCAACGCCTGAAGAGCCAGAAACTCCTCAGCAGGCAGAGGCGAAGCCGGAGATTGACTCACAGCAAGCCCTATTGGCCGCGCTGGCGGCCTATGTGCCGCCTTCAGAGCTGGAGCGGATTGAGCTTGTGTCCAATCTGGTAGAGGTGGCAACGACAGGAGGTCAATGATGGAGAAGACGAGAGAGCAATTGCGAGCCGAAGCGCTCGCTGCACTTCAGATTGACGAGAATACGCCGGCTAGCGAGATTGAGGCGAAGTTCGCACGGGTAGGCGAGGCATTGAAGGCCTATGGCGAGGTGCTCGGTGTGCAGGAGGAGCCCGCGCCGGTGACTGACCACGTCGATGACGATCGCGAGCTGAAGGCCGCGATCAAGGAGTTCACCGAGAAGTCGCAGGTACCACTGGCGCGGCGCGCTCGCGAGGTAGAGCTGGATACCGAGCGCGCGCGGGAGTACCCGACGAAGGCCGCGGACGTTGTCCGTCAACCTGCGGATGCTGACTGGAAGCGCGAGTTCCATAAGGCCTCGGACCACCTGCACGTGATCGGCGGAGTAGTCTGCGGGCTGGACTGGGAACGAATCGAAAAGAACGGGTTCACGGACATGGACGTGGCACGTCTGCGGAACACCAAGGCCTTCCACAGGTATATGGATGTGCTGCGCCGATCCGGCATCAAGGACCTGGACACCACCACGGCGACGGGCGGACTTGAGTGGATGGACGTGAGCCTCTCGGCCACTGCGATCGATGCCATCCGGCTGCAGCCAGGTGCCCAGGCGCTCTTCGACGTCTGGCCAATGCCGACGGGCGTGTATCAGCTTCCCTTCGTGCCTGGCAACGTGCAGACGTTCCTCATCGCACAGATTGCTGTGGGCACAGGATGGGGCAATGCAGCTGTTCCGAACCAATCGCCGTACGTTTCGGCCGGGGTCACGATGAACGCCCAGAAGCACGGGACGCTGGTCGCGCTGACGGCCGAGGCTGAGGAGGACGCGGTCTTTCCCGTAGTGGACAAGATCATCGAGGACGTTGTCAGGGGAATGGCTGAGGGCCGCAGCGACATCTGCATCAACGGCGACGATACGACTGGTCCCCCGGCTCACTTCGATGCTGATACTCCGGGAGCCGTTGGAGCCGCCCATCGCAGACTGCTAGCAACTGGCCTGCGCTATCTGGCGATTACTAACGGCGCCACGCAGAGCATGGCCGTCGTGAACGTCGACGCCTACCGCGGCATACGGCGTCAGCTCGGTCGGTTCAAGCAGGGCGGGGTATGGATCGTCGGCTCGCTCGGCGAAGAGGACATGGCCTCCGTCGCGCAGGTCGAGACCATGGCCGGCGTGGGTAACCTCGCGACGGTCCTGAACGGAACGATCCCGCGGCTGCTTGGCTATCCGGTGGTCCTTGACAACCAGGTGCGTGAAGACGTCTCAGCGAGCGGCATCAACACGGGAGCCGGCCCGAACACGTTCACGACCACGCTGTGCGTGAACCCCCGCGCATTCCTCTGGGGCGAGCGTCGGTCGCTGCAGCTGCGAGTGGTGGACGCGCCCTGGGGGATCGAGCAAAAGGCGATCTACGCTGCCGAGCGTATCGACTTCGCTCAGCTCGATCCAGGCAGTGCTGGCAACTGGCCTGTTGCGATTGGCATCGCTCAGGCGACGTAGCGTGATGCGTTGGGCGGCGGTGCTGTGACAGGCCGCCGCCCCGCACGACTGAATGGAGGTACGGTATGGCATCGCTCAGGCCTGGATCGCGAGGACTACGATATGATGCGTTGCATTGCGTTGGCGGCGTATCGATCGATGGGGATACGGTGCTCGGAACGGACGAGTCGTCGCTTGTCACGGTGAACGCCACGCTACTCATTCGCAAGGTAGATGACAGTGGCATGGTTGCTACGCCAGGCATACGTGGTGAGGTTGTCTTCAACGAGGATGATAGCAAGGTCTACCTGTGCACGAATGGCGATCCAGTCGCGGCTACCTGGAGCAATGCGGACATCGCCGGCCCGGCCACGATCGTCGGTGACCTGGTCTGCGGAGGCACGCTTACGGTCACCAGCGACGCTACTGTGTCTGGCGATCTAGTTGTCAACGGAGAGGCAGATATCGTGGGCGATCTGACGATCCATGGCGATGCGGCCCTGGCGATGTCAGGATCGAATGTTGTCGCGTGCGTTGGTGCGTTCTTGCCACGTCAAGTCGCTGGACCAGGCATGGCGAACACACCGGGCACGGAGAGCGAGATCGTATACAACCTGGCCGATGGAGTCGCATACGTATGCACGGCCACGGACCCAGTCGCGGCCACTTGGGCAGCGTTGAACTAAGGAGGCCAGAGATGGGAGCACCAAGAGCCGGACGGCGCGGAGAGCGCATCGATGCAGTGCACAACATCGCGGGCCTGCAGGTAGATGGGGACACGGAACTGGGGACTGGTGAGTCGCAGATCGTCACCATCAACGGGCGATGCAGCGTCCGGCATGTCGATGACGCAGGCATGCTCGCGACACCAGGAACGGCAGGCGAACTGGTATTCAACAGGGATGACTCTCGCATCTATGCGTGCTCTGTGGGGGATCCTGCCGCTGCGACATGGGTACATCAACAACTGGCCGGGACGCTGGAGGTTACTGGCGACGTAACGGCTAGTACAACCGTGGACGTCAGTGTGCTTATGGAATGCGCTGCGGACCTGGATGTCGGAGGGGGTATGACTGTCGAGGCCACGTCCACTTTGAACGTGCTCGGAAACGTGACGTTCGGCGATGCGGCCACAGACACCGTTACGGTCACCGGGACGTTCTTCCCGCGGCGACTGCCAAGTGATCCGGCAACTACGTCACCTTCAGGCACGGTCGGAGAGCTGGCATACTTCAACGGGACGCTGTATGTCTGCACGGATGCGACGGTTGGTGCAGAGGTATGGGAGGCACTGAACTAGGAGGGGCATGGTGCCATACATAGTTCGGATCGCATGTGGGTTGAACGGAAAGATCCGGCGCGAGGGTTACGTACTCACGCCGGAGGACGTAGAGGACGCAAAACGCCTTCCGCCGGGGATCATTGAGTTCGTGCCAGACGAGGAGCCAGTAGTCACTGAGTGCCCCAGCGTTGACATTTCCGAGATGACTGTGCAAGAACTCCGCGCATATGCCAAGGAGCACGGCATCGCAGTGCCGTCGCGTGCCAATCGCAACCTACTGCGGAAGCTGGTGAGAGAACATGGATAAGCTCCTGGCGCGGATGCGCGCGCGACGCCCGTTCTACTTCCATGGTTACAGGTACGAGGCTGGAGAGCCCATCCGCGAGGAGGATCGGAAGGCCGTGTGGTCGCAGCTGGGGCGGCATTACATCGAGCTTGTGAAGGACGCGCCAGAGGACAAGATCGCGCGCGAGCCGGAAACGAAGGACGCCGAGACGGAGGAGGAGTGATCGCGTGACGTACGCAGAGCTCGCCGACGTTCAACGGTATCTGGTGCACCCATTGTCTGATGCAGAGGAAGCGCGCGTTGCTGAGCTGCTGGCAGATGCCACGTCACTCGTGGAAGGCGCAACGGGCCAATCATGGCGCGCTATCGAGCGCATCAGGCGGCTTCCGGCGGAGAAGCGCCGTGTGCTCCTGCTGCCAGGTGAACTGCTCGAAGCGACCACAGTAGAGCTGCGTGGCGGAGGGACAAGGACGCCTCTCACAGAGGAACGCGACTACTACTTCCTCCATGCTGGGTCGAGCGCGCAGGATCCGCTGGCGGAGGATGCTGTCGGATACCCGGCCTACGCCATACGGCGCATCACTGGCGAGTGGCCTGGGGTGCCCTACTACCTGGAGATCGATGGGCTGTGGGCATCCGGTGTTGAGGTACCTGAAGAGGTGCGGATCGCCACGGCGATCATCGTTGCGCACTGGTGTCGCACGCTCGG